TCTTCACCAGCAGGAACCTCCATATCAGCCTCTTCACCAGCAGGAACCTCTTCAGGAACCTCCATGTCCAAATCATCAGGCATCTCTTCACCAGCAGGCGGTGCCTCAGGAAGTTCCTCGCAAGGCATTTCTTGAGGTGCCTCTTCACAAGTCTCATCTTCAGAAACTACACACTCTACTACTTGGCCGGCTTGAGGTTCTTCTTCTGTTTCATCATCATCACATCCTGCAAAAAACGCAAACATTGAAACTAAAAGGGCTAAAACAATTGTTCTAATTCTTGACATATTTATCTCCTTTTTGAAATATAAATCATTTAAATATGTATTACAATATTATATAAAGTTATAATAATTTTTATAATTAATTAAAACAAAGGAGATAAATATGCCTATTAACATAGATGCAGAAGATTTTTTGAAAATCATAAAAGACAATACTTTTCAGAAAGTATTTATTGGATTAGTCTTGGTTGTCTGTTCTTTTTTTGCAGGAAAAGCTACAGCACCTGAATGTAAACAGACAATAATATGTTCAGATATCATTAGAGATCGTGATATACTTTCATCTCAACTTACAGAAGAAAGAAGTAAATGTCAAACAGAAAAAGTCAAATCCTTGCAGACTCTGACGAGTGATCTTAACAAAGACTGTGCACTAAGAATTGATGAAGCAATTGGTCACTGTGAATTTAGTGAAGATTTACATTGTCCTATTTGTGTAGCTAGAGGAGTTTGTTCGCAATGATTAAAAACACTATTTTAAGTTTAGCTTTAATTTTTTCTTTAACATTAACAAAAGTTAACGCTCAAGTTTCTGTCAATATTCCAACTACTAACTCAGATAGACAAACTGAGTCAATAATAATTCAGCATAAAGACGTAAAAATTACAGTTGGTGACTTGGAAATATATGCACCATTTATTTATAAAGGTGAGGTAGCGCCAAGGCAAGGTTACTTGATTGGAATAAGAGATACTATAAGAATGAAAGACATAGTAACAGGCTGTCAAAGTAGCTGTGATTCTTTAGTTAACATAATTAAAAACGAATACGAGCTTAAACTTTCGCAATGTCAAAGTAGCTGTAATAAAAGAATAAAGATAATCACATTAGACAATGATTTACTTAAAAATAAAAACAAAGATCTTTTAAGAAGCTTAAAGTCTGAAAAAAGAAGCAAAATAATCTGGGCAACAATATCAGCTGTGAGTGGAGCTGGCCTAGGTATTTTAATTTACGAGATTTCAAAATAACAACTTTTTTGTGATAATTAATAAAGTATATTAAAATTAGGAGGTGCATGTGGATATGCAACCAAACTTAGTGTTATCAATAGGTACAGTTTTATCAGTTTTAGGTTTGTTTTACTCTTGGCATAAAGACTCAAAAAAAAATGCCGAAGAAATGGCAGATTTAAAAGCAAGAGTGAATACTTTAGAAGACAAAGCAAAAGTTACAGAAAGTGTTCTACAAGAACTATTAGCATCTGTCCAAGAAATTAAAGTCACTTTAGCTAAAATAGAAACAAAAATGACAATTATAGAAAAAGACATTAATATCTTAAAAGAAAAAAGCGACATTTAGTAATATATAATATAGTAATAGTTTAACAGGAGAATACAATGAGATTAAGCCCAAGAATGTTAAGAAGAATGATTATGCAAGAAATGCGTAACCTTGAGAGAAGTAGACTTGTAGAAGGAACTACTGAAAGACCTGTAAGAATTACAGCAGAATATCTTAACAGAGTTATCAAAGAAGAGTATGCAGCGCATCAAAAACAACAGCGTCTAGCAGAAGCTAGAAGCCGGCGCCGAAGAGCTAGAAGCTCTTATTACTACTAATAAAAAAAATAAAAAAAGAGTGTACATTTATTAATTTGTGTTTATTATATACCTGCATTTAATCGCGAACAAAAAAATCTAATATTAAATGAAAGGATTAACAAATGCAATTATCACCAGAACAAGTTCAATCAATAAATATTCTTCTCTCGGCAGTACAAGTAGCGCAACGACGAGGAGCCTTTTCTTTGCAAGATGCTTCAACATTGCAAGAAGCAATTGATCGACTAGTACCTCGTGAAGAGCAAGAGAGACAAGCAGCAGAGGCACAAGCTGCCGATGCGAGTGGCGATGAGGCTGAAGCAGTAAGTATGCCTGAGTCTGACGAGGTTGTTGATGCAGAACCTGCCGGTGACTCTGAGTAATATTAGCTTATTACGTATTTTTAACGTTAAATAAATTAAGGTGCACGTAAAAAATGCACCTTTTTTGTAATATATAGCATTAGGCCCGATGCAAACATAACAGCTGACCCCGCCAGTGCATCGGAATCATGCGGACAAGTTTATCCGAAAAGGAGGAAGTTATGCCAAGTGTAGAATATACGCAAGTAAAAGGGTTAGTGCAAAAGTCATCGACAGATGCTGCTCTAGACTTGCGTGGTGAATTATCAGGATTTAGAAAAAAAATTGTGCCAATATCAGCAGCAGCTAATACTTTAAAAAATGAAGATTCAGGAAAAGTTTTTCTTGTTACTCATAACGCAGATAACGATATTGATATAACATTACCAGCTGCCCCTGAAACAGGTGTTAAATATAGAGTTATAACTGCTATAGATGTTGCAGCAGGAAAAACAATAGAAGTAATCCAAGGTGATGGTGCTCACGATTTTGCTGGAACTTTATATCAAGGAGGCGCAGCAGTTGATAGAGCAAATTTAGCTGTTAACAATGACCCAGAAGATGATTCGAAAATTCGGTTTGTAGCAGACACAGCCAAAGCAGGAGATTTTATTGAGCTATTTTACACAGGCTCAAAATGGTCAGTTCAAGGCGTAAGCCAAGCAGCTGGCGGATTAATATTTGTAGTATAATTTAATATAAAAATAAAAAGGAAAAATAATATGCCAAGCGTAGAATATACAAAAGAAAAAGGTTTAGTTCAAAAATCATCAACATCTTCATCACTTGATCTTCGTGGTGAGTTATCAGGTCATCGTCAAGCTGTTCGAACATTAGCAACTGCAACAGAACAACTATCTGTTGCTGACAGTGGAAAAGAATTGCTTTTAGGCGCAAACGTCAGATCAGTTTTACTTCCTGCAGTTGCTGGAGTTAGAACATCTGTAAAATTTACAGCTGCTAATGGACCATTTACTGTAAATGAAGTATTTACATTTGAAGGATTTGGTAGGAAATTTAAACTAAAAGTCGTTGCAGACGCTGCTGACGCTAACAACGGTAAATTAGTTTCAACAGATTCGTCTGGAGTAAGTACATTTCAGCTCGAGCGAGGCCTTGATATCGACGGAGCAATTACAAATTTGCATACTTTGCTAGGAACAGGCGCAAACGATTTCTCTCCTTTGAGTGGAGTAGCTGTGCAAGCTGTTCAAGGTGGAACTAATTTTCAAATTGACTCAACTTTACCTGGAAATAGAAACGGAGTACTTGTAGATAAAGACGAAGCTGCACTAACAACTGCAGGTGTAATTGCTACAAACTTAACTGCTAATATTATTCCTAATCAAGGACAAGATGCAATTGCTGATGCTTCTGGTTTAAGAATTAGATTGGTAGCAGCTGCTATTGATGGAAATATTGTTGTAGAAATTCCAAAAGATGACGCGCTAGCTGCCCGAGACGAAGGCTCTCTGGTTGGTACAGTTCTTAATGCAGGAGGAGTAGAGGAAGTATCAGGTGATGCTATGACAATTGTAAATGCTCACGACACTGCAGGAGACTTTTTTGAGCTTCTATGTGATGGAGCTGCAGCACCAAAATGGTATGTTAGCGGAGCAATTCAGTCAGCTAATGGCGCTGCGTTAACATTTGCATAATTTAAAGGAGTAAACTAAAATGTCGAGAGCTAAAAAATCAGAAGAAGATAAAAAGGTTAATTTAGAAAAACCAGATGAGAAACCTGCTTCTAAGAAGACAGAAGCTAAGCCTGCGCCTAAAAAAGCAGAAGCTAAGCCTGCTCCTAAAAAAGCAGAAGCTAAGCCTGCGCCTAAAAAAGCAGCTGTAAAAAGCGTTGCTTCTTCAAGCTTGAAAGTTTCTGCTGGTGATTGCGTTCAAAATAATTTAAGAGATGGATTAAAAGGTAGAGTTTTAAGCTTTAAATCTAACGAGCAAGGGTTTGCAACAAAATTAACTGTATCGTGGGAAAATGGTTTGCAATATGCAATTTCATACTTAAACGTTTCTGTTTGTAAAAAATGTTAATTAATAGATAATCTTATTAATATCTATTAAACCTCTGCAAGATTTCTTATGTTATCTGTAGAGGTTTTTTAGTATTTGCTGTTTGAAATCTTATTCTTTAGCAAAGACTTTTATAATTAGATATGTATATAAAAGATTATAGGAGTTATGTATGGCTTCATTTTTAAGCATGCTAAGTAATCAGCCGACGCCTTTTGGCTCATTTGATAGTGATAGCCACTTTCAAGAAGATGCAGATAAAATTGTTTTATACGTTAAACGTCGATTAGGTGATGATGTAATGTCGGTAGAGTTGACAAATAAGCAAATATGGGCAAACTTTGAAGAGGCTACATTTGAGTTTTCAAAAAAAATAAATGCTCATCAGGCTGAATCTTATATGTCTAACATACTTGGTCTCAAGACTGGACCAACTGAAACATATAAAAAAAATGCGCTTGGAAATTATTATTACGGTGATGAATTGGATGCTAATACGCAACCTTTGTTAATACAAAACGTAAACGATCCTCGGTTTTTAGCACAAAATGTTGAAGGTCAATACGACAATGGTGAAATTGTTGCTAAAGATAATAATCCTCCAGCAGTGCCTATTGAAGATAAAAAAGTAGGTCCTAATGGACAAGAGCAAAGATTTCCTAGAGAGACTTTAGAATATTTATTAAGAAGAGCTGAACCTTATGCTAGCGAAGCTTTTGTTGGTGGTGTAAACAATTCTTTGGACGGATTTATAGAGTTACAACACAACAAACAAGATTATAACATCTATAAAGAACTCCAAATACCTACAGACGATGTTGTCTTAAACTTAGATAAGTACAATAACGATCCAGCACAAAAATCTTTATTTAATCCAGTCTATAAAGAAAAAGTTTTGCCGACTGCTTCAATGACAAAGATTAAAGTAAATGAGATATTTCACTTTTCTCCTCAAGCTGCATATCGATTTTTTGATACAACGTCAGCAATTAACTACTTAAATAATCAATTTGCATTTGAATCTTTTACACCAGAAACTGTATTTTATGTTTTGCCTGTTTTTGAAGATTTATTAAGAGCAGGTCAATTAGACATATCAAATAGAGTTAGAAGAAGTAATTACTCATATAAGTTACAAGGGCAAAATTTAAGAATTTATCCTCGACCTACACAAGATAATCCTATGAATCTTTTCATTAAATTTTCTTTCCCTACAGATCCTTTTTCGCCTAATCTGCCGTATGGGGACGAATCTATAGACGGCGTTTCAAACTTGTCAAACGTTCCTTTTGGAAATATTACTTATAGTAAAATTAATCAAATGTCTAGACAATGGATAAGACAGTATACACTTGCACTATGCAAAGAAACATTAGGACTTATTAGATCAAAGTTTAGTTCTGTGCCTATTCCTGGTAGCGATGTCCAGTTAAATGGCTCTGATTTGCTAAGCCAAGGTAGAGATGATCAGCAAAAGCTTATAGACTCTTTAAATGAGCAGCTTGACAAATTAACATACCAGAAGTTATTAGAAGCTGATGCTGCTCAGAGCGAAACAATGCTTAATATATTAAAGCGAGTACCTGTGCCTAATGGCAAAGCAATTATAATAGGATAATAAAGATGGCGCGTTTATTTATAGGACAAAAAGAAGTTGATTTTTTTGCTGATATTACCAAAGAGCTTATTAAAGACGTAGCAGGGCAAAAAATATATTACTATACAATTAGAGAAGATTTGAGTGACATACATGACGTTTACGAAGAGTCTGTCTATAAAATATTTAATCCTCCTGTTGAAATAGAATGTCTTGTGGAATGGCAACCGTCTGAAGTTAAGACTACACAGTTTGGACATGAACAAATAAAAACAATTACAGTTTACATACATGATAGAGATATTATCGACAGAAATCTTAACATTAGACAAGGTGACTATTTATCTTATGGTGAATTTTTCTTTGAAATAACATCACTCATATACGATAAGCTAGTTTACGGTCAAATTGAACGCGTTGCATCAATAAAACTTACAGCTAAGCAGGCACGTGCTGAACATATATTCAAGAATGCAATTGGACCTACATATGAAGGTTACACAGAAAAAGATGCAATTCAGACTACATTTAAACAGCAAAGAGGAACAACAGAAACTGATAAACGCCAGCTAAGAGAAGACGGTGTTTTAGAAGAACCAATTAGCGGTCCTAAAAAAGTAGCACCTGACGGCACTACAAAGAGTATTAATGGAATCGGGTCTTCTTTTTACGGAGATGAATAATGGCAACAAGATTTGATAGCAATACAGAACAAGATAACAAAGTAATATCAGGCTATGAAGACGAAAAGTCATATGACTATGTTATCCCGTCATGTGGTTTAGAAGATCTTGACTTCGCTGTCTTTTCTTTATTCGATAAACAAATACCTCTTTACTACGATCTTGAGGGAGAAACAAAAAAAGTCCCAGTTGTTTTTGCAACCGGTGAGAGATTTGCGCTCTTAAGAAGAAAAATGCCTATTACTGATAAAAGAGGCGCATTAATTCTTCCGCTTATTTCTATTTCAAGAGGTGCAATTGAAAATAATCCTTCGAAAGGAATTGCGAATAATCAAATGTTTCCTGAAGTTGTTGCACGAAGAGTTGCTAGCAATAATGCCGCATGGCGACAGCTAAATAACTTTGAAGGCATTCAAAATCTTTCTTATACATCTAAAGAAAGCGATCTAAAAAATCCAAACTTTAGTTTAAAACCTGATCTTGAAAATAATATCTATGAAACCATAGAAATACCACCTGTAAAATACTTTGGTACGACATACGAGATTACTGTGTGGTCATCTTTTACGCAACAAATGAACAAACTATTGGAAACGATAATGAGCGCTTACACGCTTAATCCTGGTCAACAATTTAGAGTTGAAAGCCAGAAAGGATATTGGTTTCCTGCTTTTGTTGAAAGTTCTTTTTCGCAAGATACAAACTACGCAGATTATACAGACGCGCACAGGTACATCAAATACTCGATGACAATATCTACAACAGGTTACATTCTTGCTCCTAATATACGAGGCGGAAAAGTAGGAATTAAGTCTCTTATAAGTGCACCAAAGTTTTCTTTTGAAGTTTTACAAAGTGCTAAAGATATTGATCCAAAAATCAAAGGAATTCCTGCAAATACTGCAGACGCTCGAATGTTGCTTGAAGACGTAAATAGTAATGACGGTTTTATTTCACAAATTACAGGTGTAACTGATATTGATAATTTACAAAATCTTTTAGAATATGACAAATCACATGCTTTTGTTGCAGAACCCGGCAATTTGCAAAAATATGATGCTGTTGCAGAAAAATATACAAACGAAAGAAAGCACACAAAAGTAAACGTAAAAGATCAAGATGGAAATATCGTTAAAGTAAGAGCAGTTCAAAATACTTCAGGTGAAACAGTCTATGACGAAAAATATGCTGAATTAATTTTTAATATATCAAATAATGATAATTAGTAAAATTGATGTATATTTATAATGTCAAATAATAATACTAAATAGGAGAAATAGCATGGCAGAGCAGACATTTAAGTCTCCAGGCTTTTTTGAACGAGAAATTGAGATAATAAGCAGACCAATAAGCAGAACAAAAGCGACGCCTGTTGGAGTTATATCAACGTCAAAAAGAGGTCCTGCATTCGTACCCACTACAGTTACATCTAGAGAAGAATATATTAGAATTTTTGGTGAACCTGACCCAAATAGACTCGGCGGTCATGCAGCAGCAGAATATTTTAGAAATAGCACAACTAACTCTGCACTAACTTTCTGCAGAGTTTTAGGCAGCGGACTCAAAAGCCAAGAAAACGCTGGATTTAAATTTACACCGAGAACTGATGCTGTTGGTGGCGGTACAGCCGGAAGGCTAATTGGTGCTTCTTATTTTCTTGCATCTACACACACGGTTAGCGCTGGAGAATGGCTTGGTTTAGGATCTATAAACGATAACGACTCTTTTACTACAAATATGGACGATGATGGTGGCCCAAATGCTCCAAATGGTAACGATAATCTTGTCAATATAGTTAGAGCAATGATTATTACTCACAAAGACTACTCTATCATTCCTTTGCAAGAAGCTAGCGGATCTTTTACCGAGCAAATAAACAGCTATCATGTCAATCAAAATAAACTTTTTTACATTAGATTTAAAGATGATGCAGGCCAAGCGGGAGATAGTTTAGACTACGTTTTTTCTTTAGATCCAGGTAGCGACAAGTATATATCAAAGGTTCTTAATACAGATCCTTTTGCTTTAGAAAGTAAAAAGCATTTTCTCTACGCACATTTCCCTATTGATTCAGAAGTTGCAGAACCTGCTGCAAACTCGCCATATTCTCTTTTACAAGAAAAAACAGATGGCTTTGCAGGCGCTTTTGAAAACTTTGAGTCAAGATTTAAATCAGCAACTTCACCAATGTTTATTTCGCAACCTTTTGGTTCACGTGAATATGACTTGTTTCATTTCGATTCTTTGGACGACGGTGCTTACGCAAACGACAAATATAAAATATCTATATCTAACTTAAGAGCAAGCACAGATCCAACTGATGAGTATGGAACGTTTACAGTTACAGTTAGAGATTTAAAAGATACAGATGAATCACCTATTATTTACGAAACATTCAACCAGTGTTCTTTAGATCCTAATTCTAGCAACTTTATAAGCAGAGTAATTGGTGATCAAAAGGTATACTTTAACTTTGATGCTGCAAGCGAAAACGAAAGAAGACTTGTAAGAGAAGGTACGTTTAAGAACAATTCACAGAAAGTAAGAGTTGTTGTTAGCGATGCAATTATGCAAGGCGAAGTTCCAGCAAAAACACTTCCTTTTGGGTTTAGAGGCATTGACGCTTTGCACTTTAATGCGACAGCAAAAGACTCAGACACCAATTACAGTCTTTTTGCAGTAGACTCGGGCGCCGGTGATGCTAAAGTTAACGAACTTTTAGATTCTATTTTGCCTCCTCTGCCTTATAGATTTAAAGTAACAAACGGTGACATTAGAACAAATCAATCTTACGAACAAACTTTCTTAGGTGATGCATCTCCGTCTGAAAGTGTTAACTTTGCTCTACACTGGGGTCTTATGTCTACACGCGTTTTAGACATTAATAATGCAAATAAAAGCACAGAGTTTAACGAGCTTCTTTCAAACTATACAAAGTTTTTTGGTGTAGATCAAACAGTGATTACTTCTGGCTCACTATCAGACAGTCATAATAACAATAAGTTTTCTTTGGCAAAGGTTGCTCTTAAAGGTGCTACTGTTAACGGAGTAACTGGGACAACAAACGATGTTTTTAAAAGCGCAGTTTACGTAAGAAATGCAGAAGTTTCTAATTCTGACGTTTATGACGCTTCAGCACATTTAATTAAAATGGGTGGAACTAATGACGATATTGATGCAGCTGACAGAGTTTCTTTAGCAAAGCTTTTAGCAGAAGACACTTTAAAGTTTAACAAATATTCAGTTATGGCAAAGTTTACTGCACCGATGGGTGGTGGTTTTGATGGGTTAAACATCTTTGATAGAGACTCTTACTTTATGACAGACAGAGCAGCTTCAGTTCATACCTCAACCACACCAAAAGGTAAAGGCGCTATTGAAGGATTTGAAAGTGGAATACATGGAACTTTAAAGGCTGACGTTGGTTCTGTTATGCAAGGTAGTGAAGACCTAAACAATGTTATTGCTTCTTATAAAAACGCGATCAGAATAATGACAGATGATCTCGTTGTTAATCATAATGTCTTGGCTATACCAAATATTCGCGATAGATTTGTAACAGATCTCGTTAAGGATAGAATTGAAGAAGAGTATGGTAAAGCAATTTACTTAATGGACTTAGAGCAGTATGACAAAGATAGTAAAAGAGTTTTTGTTGATGCAAGAGGCACTGAGAGTTCAAAGCCTGACGTTGTGCTTACAGCTGGTGATTTTGATACTCGTGAAGTGGATTCATCTTATGTAGCATCTTACTTTCCGGACGTAAAAGTTTTGGATAGCGGTGACTCTGACGAAGCTGCTGTTAATTCTAGAAGATCTGTGTTGGTGCCTTCATCGATTGTTGCACTTGGTGCATTAGCTTTGACTGATTCCATTTCGCAGCCTTGGTTTGCTCCAGCAGGATTTTCAAGAGGTGCATTAGAATCTATTTCTTCAATTTCAGTTAGACTTAACGCTGAAGATAGAGATACATTGTATGAGTCTAGAATTAATCCAATTGCAAACTTCCCAAATAAACAATTTGTTATATTTGGACAGAAGACAACACAGCTAAAGAGAACTGCACTTGATAGAGTTAACGTAAGAAGACTTGTTTTAGAGATTAAGAGAAGAATAGAGTTAATTGCGCAAGGTTTACTATTTGAGCAAAACAACTCAAAGACTAGAAATAGATTTATTTCTTCTGCTAGCAGTCAACTTGCAAATATTCAGATTAATCAAGGTATCGAAGACTTTAGAGTTATTATGGACGATACAAACAATACAGCACAGGACGTAGATAATAATAGACTTAACGGACAAATTGTTATTGTGCCTACAAGAGCTATTGAATTTATTGCAATTGATTTTGTAATTACTAACTCAGGTGTTGAATTTCCGTAATATATAGTTTTATAGATTTAAAAATAGGAGACTAACAATATGTCTAATAGACAAGGCTCAGCAAGAGTTACACTTAATGAAATAGATAGATCAGACGTAAGTAGCTTAGAACAACTACCTGTTGGCGTTCCTGCAGCTGTTGTTGGGCCTTCACGTCGTGGACCGGCTTTTGTGCCTAAAACATTTGCGACAATGGAACAATTTAATAAATGTTTTGGCTCAATGCAAGAAGTTCACAAAGATAGCAACTCAAATAAGTTTGGACCTCTAGCACTTAACGAATGGATGCGCCAAGCACAAGCAGGTACTTATCTCAGAGTTTTAGGTGTAGGTGATGACGCAGGTTTTGTTGTAGGTAATCAAGTATCATATGATGGTGACGATAAACTACAAGATAATCCACATGCCGCTAAAGAATCCGGAGAAGGCTTAATTGATGGAGACACATATTTCCTAGGCTGCTTCATGAAAGATACAAACGAAAGCACATACTTAAAAGATTCAGGCGTCACAACAGAATCGACATCTGGTGTTTTGACATATTCACTTAAAAACGGTGCACTTCCTACTATTGACGATACGTTTAAAATTAAACATAAAGATGATGTAGGTGTTGACGTTGAATCAACAATAACATTTGTTGCTTCTGCTGGAAACGCTAGCCAGTCAACAAAAGGAACAAAATCTGTTGAAAGTGTACGTAACTTAAGTCAAAAAATTGATGCACTTACCGACCTTACAGCAACTTTTATTCCAACAAGATTTAGCGATGGAGAGATAGCAAAAGCAGACGCAATTCCTTTAAATGATGGTGGCGGTGATATCGCAGGCATTTTTGTTGGCGCTACATATAAAATTGTAAATATTAATGCAGGCGACATTGGCTTTTTTGCAAACATCAGCACTTTAGGCGCAGCAGAAGCCGCTGTGGGTGGCGAGTTTGTTCTTACAAGCACTGCCAACCAAGGCTTCAATGCACTCACAACTGTTAAGCTTGTAGAAGACTTAGATCAAGCTTCTTTAGAGATACGATCAATCCACTCAACACAGTTTCCTTCTTCTAATAGTTTTACAGTTGATTATAACATAACAAATTCAACTTCAGGAGGCTCAGAATCAGACATAACAGTTCAAGATGGAATAGCTTCTTCTGAAAGAGACTTTTTCTGGGGCTTAGATAACGCTGTTGCTGCTGAGTTTACAATTAGTTCTAGAGATGGTGTGAGCAAACCAAAAGATGATACTTCGATAAAGTTTTTTGGGTTAAAAAATGAAGGTGATGGAACTTTTACAATTGACGGGAATCATGTAACTTATGAATTTGATGATACAGCAATTGCTGCAGACGTTGCAGGTGCTGACGATGTTGCAAATCGATATGAAGTTACAAGTGCAAATGCTGTTACAATATACAGCGGTGGAACTATAAAAGAAACATTATTAAATCTTAAGTCTGCTATCGATAGAACATCAATAGATGATCATACTTTAGTGCATAGAGGATTATTTGAAACTACGATTTCTCCTAATGGATTAAGTTTAAGAATTGTAAGTGTCTATAAAGGCAACGCAGGCATTAAAAGGACAAACAACACTGGAAATATTGTGCTTAAAGGTGCTGTTGGTGAAAATAGTCTTATTATAGAATGTGCATCAGATGCCGATACTAACTTAACGAATGGAACACAGCAAACTACTGAAGATTTTAATTTAGTATCTACACAAGGTGAAGAAGACAAAGTAAAGTTTATGAAAAATGGTAGAGACGCTGATCCTGTATCATTTGATTTATCACTATCAGGTCAACCTAATAACAATGATGTCTTAGAACTTCAAACAGTTAATAATGCAGAGACTGATCAAATAGATAAAGAAAAAATCAAGTTTACTACAAGTAGTGCTGTGACAAATGCTTCGGTAAATACTACAGACAGTACTAAGGCAACAGCAAGCTTTAAGTTTAAAGGTAACGTTAGTGTTGATGGCAAAAACATAACAGCACTTACAGATCTAGAAGGTACAACTATTAACGTTGCTTTCGGCATAGCTGATGCAAATGTATCTTTTGATGTACCTTCATCAACTTTGACTATTGGTTTTGATGTTGCTAATGATTCAGATGCTAATCGAGCTACACGACTAATTGCAGGATTTAATGATTTATCTAATCCATTAAAAATAACTGCTATTGCTGACCCCGGCAATGACCTTGATAAAGTTATATTCGAGCAAGACTTGACAGGTGAGTATGGATCAGAAGTTGCAGATTTTGCTACTGACGCTGGCGTCAATGCGGAAATTACACAGTTTAGTGATAACAATGGATTAAGAGTTACAAACTGTAAGATTGGCTCTGATATATTAGAGACGCTTTATAATCTTAAAAATTGTTTAATTTCCACATCAGTTCAAAACTTAAAAGATAACTTGGTATTGTTTGAAAGTGATAATGTCACACCGCTAGACATAGTATCAGATAGCGGCACCATTTCTTTACAACAAGCCTCAACTGAAAAAGGAGTAAGAGCTAAGTTAAAGAATAAGTTATCTGCGACAAGCACAGTGACTATTTCTAATAGTGAAGGTGAAGTTGTAGTTGGTAACTTTGGTAAAAAGCAAGAAAACTTTGTAGGCGGTGGCGGTGCAGCAGCTCCTTTAGTTAGAGGTGTCTTGATGGTGCCACAAGGCGTTGTTCCTGCTTTAGCAAACACGACATTTAATCAAGCAGATACTGATTCTCGCCTTAATGTTGCGGTTACAAGTAGCGGTGCGCTTAAAAACTTTGCTTCTCCAGACGTAGGAGACGATACAAAGTTAATTGGTTATGAGCTAGGAGAAATAGCAGATGATACTCAAGCATTTAGTTTATTGTTAAATGGTTTTAACAATTCATCTGAATTAAATACTTTGTCTTGTTCTTTTGATCCAGAGAGCCCAAATTACTTTGCAAAGGTTTTAAACACAGATCCTACAAAGATTGAAAAGTTAGGCCATTATCTATATCTAAATTGGGATATTGACAAAGCTTGTGCCGTTCCAAGTAATGATGGTGTTACAGCACCAAGTGGAGCTGCAATAGATGTTAATTACGCTTTCTGTAGTAAGGCTAGTGAAAACTATAGAACTTTTAGAGAATCATTTAAGACTGCACAGTCACCTTGGGTTATTTCGCAAACTGATCAGGATTTATTTAAGGTATATGCACTTGACGATGGTGAAGTAGCAAATAGTAGATTTAGAGTTCAAATATCTGACTTAAAGCTTGGCAACTCTGCAAGTGATTATGCGACATTTACATTAGCACTAGAGAGATTTGACAGCGATCCTATTTCAGGCGAAGTAATTGCATCTTGGAGAAACCTTACTTTAGACCCTGATAGCAGAAATTATATTGCTAGAGTAATAGGTGATAAACACATTTATTATAACTTTGATGCAGCAGAATCCCGACAAAGACTTGTTGAAGAAGGAACTTACGATGTAACTAATGATTATATTAGAGTTGAGATGGATCCGTCTGTTGATGCTGGAGACATTACATTTGTAACAATGCCCTGCGGATTTAGAGGACTTAGCTATGCACCACTTGCAATAGTAGAAAGTGGAACAGATGGAGATGGCGCAGGCAAGGTCGTGTCAGATGCTTCTTATGATAGACATCAAGTTTTACCGGTTCCTTATGTTAAATCAATAGCTAAGAAATCAGGTTCTTCTAAAGTTGCTGATGCAAAGCTTTCTTGGGGTGTTAAGTTTGCTAAAAAGACTAAGCGCGACGACGAGCCTAACGAGTTAACTGAAATAAGAACAAATACTAGTATGCCATCTTGGACAAAATTCTTGCCAAATTTAGTATCAGACTCTACAGCAGATACTCATCAAAACAGTAAGTTTAGCTTAAATAACATCTATCTAAATTTAGATTCTGATGGAGAGCTTGACTGGTCAACTGCTGAGTATCGACGTGATGGTGAAGCAGGTTCTTTAACAACTCAATTAAATGTTGGAACACATGCTGTAGGTAAAAACTCTAGATATCTTAAGTTTAGATTTATGATGCAAGGCGGATTTGATGGATTAGATATCTTTAATGAAGAAAAATCTAAGATGAGTTCAGTAGCAGCATTTAGAGAAGCTAATGATGAAACTGATAATGCCAAATTTACCGGTGTAACAGTGGATTCATATAAGAAAGCAATTGACGTATTAAGTGACAAGAGTGCAACTGAGTTCCAGCTTTTGGCAGTTCCAGGAATGCGTGAGCCTTTAATTACAGATTACGCAATTACAGCTTGCGAAAGCAGATTTGACGCGATGTTGTTGGTTGACATTGAAGAAGTAGCTGAGGGTAATACTTTGCCTACAACTGATGAATCATTACCTAATGTAGCGAATACAATTAATAGATTTAGAAACAGAAGTTTGGATACGTCATTTGCAGCAGCTTACTTCCCTAATGTAATTATTAGAAGGCCTTCGAATGGAACGCCTGTTGAGGTTCCACCATCTGTAAGTATGTTAGGTGTTATGAGTCAAAACGACTTCCTTGCAGACCCTTGGTTTGCTCCTGCAGGTCTTAGTAGAGGAAAGCTTAATGCTCTTAACTCAAAGGTGCAGATGAATCGCGACGTTCTGGATGATCTTTATGATGAAGATATAAATCAAATATACGAACCATCAGGTCGTCCTGGCGAAGTTTATGCGTTTGGACAAAAGACATTGTTACAGAATCAATCTGCGTTAGATCGAATTAACGTTAGAAGGTTATTGATCAATGTTAGAAGAAGAGTTAAAGCAGTTGCAAACACGTTACTCTTTGAGCCTAATAGAGCATCTACTCTAGCTAAGTTTAGTGCGCTTGTTGAGCCAATTATGGCAGAAATTCAAGCAAGACAGGGTGTTGATAGATATAAAGTACAAATTGATACTTCTACAACAACACAAAACGATGTTGAAAACAATACAATAAGAGGTAAGGTATACTTACAGCCTACTAAGTCTGTAGAGTTTATTTCACTTGACTTTGTTGTAACTAACTCAATTGATTGATATATAAATACATAAGAATTATTAGGAGAAAATAAAATGCCAGAGACACTTTCAGTCACGGAAATGATTCCAAATAAGTTTGAGCCAAAAAGAAAGAATCGATGGATCTTGGCAATCGAAGGCATCGACGCTTTTCTTATTAAATCAGCTGCAAGACCTACATTCCAAATAGGCGAAACTGAAATCAACTTTATTAATGCGAAAAGATACATCGCAGGTAAGATGACTTTTGATTCACTTTCTGTTACTATTCATGATCCTATTGCACCAAGCGGAGCTCAGCAAGTAATGGAATGGATTAGAACACACTACGAATCAGTTAGTGGTCGTGCAGGATATGCAGACTTTTATAAGCGCGATATTCAGCTTAAGATGCTTGACCCAGTTGGGACTGTTGTAGAGCTTTGGGACATCAAAGGCGCATTTTTAACAAGTGCTGCTTACGGTGACCTTAGTTACGACGGTGACGATCCAACAGATATTTCTTTAAGCATCAGGTTCGATAACTGCGTTCTACAATATTAATTAATTGATTCTGTCAACTTACTTTTTGCATAAATAGTTATAAGCACAAAAAAAAAACTATTTATGCAGGAGACTTGAATGTCAAACAGAAATAATGCACAAATTACAGGCGACATAGTTACGCAAAGAATATTTCTAGAAGAAGAAACTATTTCTTTGACTGACGAAACGCTAAGTCTTGTCGGCACAGCAATGAGAGGCCCTGCTTTTGTTCCACAACAAGTCGTCTCTTTTGCGCAAGATTCTAGTATACTCAACACTTGGGAAAATATCTTTGGTGACTTTAATTTTCAAAAACAACATGCAAGCCCAATTTCTTCAAAAGTCTGGCTAGAAAATAACGGTAGTCAGCTTAGTTATACTCGAGTGTTAGGCGTAGGCAACGGTAGTTTTGAAAAAAATCAAGCAGGTGAATACGATCACGCAGGATTTACAGTCGGAAATCAAATTTTTTTTGACCCTAATGAATATGCCGTTAAAAGCAGTAATGATTTAATTAACGGTTTATGCTATTTTGAAGGCAAATATGTTTCTGAAAGATCTTTTGTTGGGCCAGATGGACACGACGATCAAGAAGTTGTATATACTTCTTCTTTTGAAAACTACTTTGATCAAATAGGACAAACAGATGACACAATAGGAATTATAACAAATGTTATATTTGCAGCACAAGGAATAAAGTTAGATCTACAAAAAGATTTGCTAGATGAGCTAGATTTAAGTCAAAAAAGGCAAGAACTAGGAACTTACCAGTCTGACAATCCTAGTGCAATCATCGAATCTGACATATCTTATCCTTACATTTATATTAAAGGATTGAGTGACTCGAGCAAAAGTATTATTGAAACGCCTCTTAAAACTGATTCTTATAAAAGATTTAGTATGTATGAAGACAAGTTAAATACAAGCAGTTATTTTAATTTAAACAGAGGCCACTTAAATTATTGCTCGTTTAGAGATATTGATTTATTTGATTATCCTAATGAGAAAACAAAAAAAGCTTCAACAGCATCATTTATAACATTTCAAAACTCAGCTGTCCAAGATGCTATTAACTATCAAAGTTTTAAAGATGTTTTTAGAAAAGCAAAGACGCCTTGGGTAGTATCGCAACCAGTCAATACAATACAGTCTTCAGACACTAGTAAAGAAAGTATATGGAAAGAGTGTGTTGAATTATTTAGATTTCATACTTATTCAGACGGTGAAGAAGGAAATAAATATAGATTTAGAATAACGCCTAAAAGATTAGGAAATTATAACAATATAGATCCTAATAAGTTATATTCTAAGTTTGATGTTGAAGTTTTTTATTGTCTTAAAACTCAAAACAGATATAATTCTATTGCGAAGTATATTGATTTAAACTTAAACCCAGAAAGCGATGATTATATTTGCAAGGTTATAGGCACTGAGCATGAGTATTATGATTTTGATTTAGGAAAAATAGTAACTGCTGGCAACTATAAAAAAACAAATAATCATATTTATGTAGAAGTAACAAATGACGTTGAAGATAAAGTAATCCAAACAACTTTGATGCCTTCCGGCTTTAAAAACTATCCTATTATAAACACAAACAATCTTCGTAAAAATACTAACAGCACACCGATTATTCAAAACCCAATGAGGTTTGCTGGAAATAGACAGATTTTAAGATTTGAAGGTATAAAACCTATTTTTAAAGAAGATGCATCGTGGGGCGTGCTATTTGATCAGACAGAGTTAACTAAAGTCAGAGACGTTTTAGTAGATGGTGAAAATTATAATTTTATAATGGAATTATACAACGATAACGTAACAAATAGTTTTGATCAAGCATCACAATATTCAAAATATTTTAGTAGTTATAGAGACGAATATAGTGTATGGAAAGAAGAACTAGATCAAAATACCCAATATAACTTCTTTCATCTAGAAAAGATTTTATATAACGCCGCAGATGATATAAACGTTTCAAAAAGATGGGACTATTCATTTTACAGAAGAGATGGTAAAGATATATCTCAAATTACATCGTTAGATGAAAAAAATAATTTTAAATATGTGGATATAAACAAGCTTCTTTATTCAAACGACGAAAATTATTCTGATAATCATTTGTTTCTTTCTTTTGACTTTTTTAGTTATGGTGGCTTCGATGGCGTTAATATTTTAGATTATTATAAAAAAGACATGTCAGGATTTTCTGTGGCAAGAGAAACAAATAATGCTGCAGATCCAAATGCAGAAATGCAAACCACAGAGATTTATAGAACTGCATATAAAATTGCAACAGAAGAGACAGATTGTAGAGTTGATTTGTTTTGCATGCCAGGAATATCTTCTCAAAGTTTGATTAAAGAAATTGTAGACTTAGCAGAAACAAAAAGAAGCTTTAATTATATATTTGATGTTCCTGAAATTGTTACAGGTTCAAAGCAAAGAGACAAATCTTATTACTTTTTAGATTTTAATAATAGACCTAGTGATTTACTAAACTTTGATGAAACAGTCAAAGATGATCTAAATGATATTAGTAATATAAACGAGACAATTAATAATTTTAAATTAATGTCTATAAACTCAAAATATAGTCTAGCTTTGTACAATTATTGTGAGGCTGTAGTTTCAAATGAGTTTAATGTTGAAATTCCTCCTAGCACTGTTTATCTTAAGTCACTCTCAAAGTCACAATTAGCTCAACCTATAGCAACAGTAAACTATGATAATACTGATGACACACTTTCAGTAAGTTCAACTTTAAACATGCAATTTAAGTTTAATTGTAATAATTTTGATAGTTTACTTAAGCAGACAAAAAGCTTTGATTGTAGTATTAATCCTATAGGTCTAATGAGTCAAAATAGATTTGTAAAACCTCTTTCTTCTAATACTTTAAGTACAAATAATAGATCTGTATTTAGAAGTTTTCATAATATTAGAATTTATCATGATATAACTAGAAATCTTAGAAATATATTATTCACAGCTCCTTTAATAAATGGCTCGCCTATGTTATTCTCTCCTAATACTATAGATAGTAATGATAATAGAGTAGATGTTAATTTATTTTTAAGTTTAGATGAATTTATGTTAAGCTACGTTGATAGAGAAATAATAAATGATTATTATGTTAATACTGTAAAATTAAATTCAGAAAGAGCTAGACAACAAAAGTTTAGAAATGAGTTTAGCGGAGAGATAGGTATTAACTTTAAAGGTTCACAAAGTAGTGATTTATTTAATTTAATAAGCACAAATAATTTACTAAACTTTGTTAACAATTTTGAAGAAGATAATAATATAATAATAGAATCTGTATAGCAGGAGTACTTAATGAATAATCTTGATAAGCCGCTAGACGCTGCAGAAATTGCAGACAGCAGCCCAATTAAAAAAAATAATGTAATGTTAGATGACTTTGGCTTTGAACTAGCTATTGAATCTGTTCCACTTCCTTCTAGAGGTGTTATATACTCTGAAGATAAAGGTATTTATGATACTGAAACTTTAGATATTAAACCTATGACAGCTAAGGAAGAAGATATTCTTACTTCTAGAGCTTATATTAAGAACGGAACAGTGATTTCAAAACTAATCAAAAGCTGTTTAGTCGACAAGTCAATTGACCCCGACGATCTAATATCAGGTGACAGAAACGCTTTATTAGTCGCGCTAAGAATTACAGGATACGGTGCTGATTATGAGCTTGACATAAATTGTCCTGCTTGTAGTAAGTCAAATAAGTCAACTTTTAATTTGTCTGAATTAAAGATTAAAAGATTGCAAGTAGAGCCAGATGTTTTAGGTGAAAACGTTTTTAATGTTGTCTTACCTGTAACGAAAAAGAATGTTAAAGTTAAGTTTTTAACTGGTCATGACGAAAAAGAAATGATGATTACAAATGATCGAAAGAAAAAGAGCGGTTTAAATACAGACAATAGCGTGACTGATCGCTTAAATAGATCTATTCTACAAATTGAAAACATTAAAGATAAAAACAAGATTAAACTTTTTGTTCAAAACATGCCTGCAAGAGATTCTTTGGCGCTTAGAAGATTTTTGGATAACCACGAGCCTGGTGTTGATATGAAAGCAACTATGGAATGCACCCACTGCTTCGAAGAAAGTGAGGTTGAGTTGCCAATCGGACCTACATTTTTTTGGCCTGACGCCTGAAAATAAAGACATTGTTTTAGAACAAATATATGTCTTAATGCAACATTTAAGTTTTTCTTATGCAGACGCATATAAATTACCTATTTGGAAAAGAATATGGTTTATAAGAAAACTTAAGACAGACTTAGAAAAACAGTCTCAGCAAAACAATAATCCTTTACCCCAACAAAGCAAAAGAGCAAATAACATGTTTAAAAAGTCTTTTTAGTTTTAGAGTTATTTAAGATAAACATACTTATAACATATTTGATAGTTACTAACTAAAGGATTTTTTTATGTTACAGTCTGAGCTTATGGTTGATCTTCTTAAGAAAATAGAAAGAAACACAGCTAAAGGCGCCCAAGCCGGCACCAAAAATAAGAGCTCACAGTCTGATGTGGCCAATCGTGCGGCAGCTTCACTAGATGCTGATGCGGAAGCTTCTACAGACGCGCTAAAAAATCAAACAGCAGCAATGGAAGATCATGGAAAAGCTGTTAACATAGCATCTGAAAATGTAAAAGAATTTTTGTCATACGGCGAAAAAATGAAAAACTTTGCAGAATCAGGAGAAAAAAGCTTTTTAGGTCTTAATAAATCAACGCTAGCATACGGAAAAGTTCTTGACGACGTTTTTGGCGGAAAACTACAAAAATACGGCAAAAAATTATTCAAATTTACAGGCGGTATAAGAAAAAGCTTTTCAGCATTTAAGAATTCAGGAAAAGATCTTGATGCTCTTAATAACGGTCTTGTAAACACAACTTCAAATTTTGCCAGGTTTAGTGCTCTTGCAAAATTTGGAGCTACAAGAGTAGCTGCAGTTCTAGGTCCTATAGGAGTAGCCATTGCAGCAATTGGTGGTACAATGGTTAAAGTCTTTATGCAGACAATGAAGGTAGGCGCGAAGTTGACAAAGTTTTTTATTGCTTTACCTTTGACTATGGCAGCTTCTGCTGCAAAGATTGGTAATTCTATTAGAAGAGACATAGTTGAAACTATTGGAAATGCTGCGCAAGAAACAAAAGAGTTGTTTGATATGTCAGATAGACTTGGCGGAAAAATAGGTCAAGCAACAAAAGGGCTTGTACAATTTGCGCAAAGTACTACAACATTACTAAAGTTTAAAAATGTAACAAATGATTTTGTTAAACTTTTTGGCTCCGGCGCCGGTGGAGTGACTGCTTTAATAAAGGAGTATACGTCGGTTTTGACAAATGCCGGCGTGTTTGCTGATATCTTTGCTGAGAATGTTGCTAAAATAAGTAAAGAAGGAACACCTGATAATTTGATATTATTGACTAAAGCAACTCGAGCTTTAGGCGTGTCGACGCAAGATTTTAGTTATGTTGCACTGGAATCAGCAAAAAACGGTGAATCTTTATTTAAGACGCTTGATGACATTGCAGGATCAACTGCGACTGTTTCTAAAGAATTTGGTCTCAATGTTAAGCTTGTTAGAAAGAATTTCTTTGTTTTAAGAAATGATATCATTAATTTTGGGCACTTGACAAATGAAGAACTTTCTGAGACTGTTGCAAAAGTAACACAAATGGGTGTTTCTGTAAAAGAAGCATCTGCTATGTTTAATAAGTTTGGAACTTTTGAAGATGCAGCCAATTCTGCAGCATTACTATCACAGACTTTTGGAATGAATGTCGATGCTTTGCAATTAATAAGAGCAGAAAAACCTGAAGAAATCATTGAAATGTTTAGTGATGCAATGTTTGCGACAGGCAGATCTTTTGATGAGCTTAATCGTCATGAAAAAGCTGTAATGGCACAACATACAGGTCTTTCAGCAGAAGCTCTTAAGTCTGTTATGAATTATAAAAACATGGGAATGACGTATGCTGAAATTCAAAAGAAAATGGCTGAAGATGACCCAACTGTTCAACAAACAAAAAATATTAAGTCCATGACAGACTCATTGAAAGAAATGCAAAAAGTAATTACAGATACCTCATTTTTTGAATCTTTCAAGAAAGGACTAACTGCAACAATTACACTGGGATCTGGTCTTGACCCTATTTTTAAAAGAATATCAAAAAGAATGCAAGATTTTTATATTTCAGGATTGACTTTAGATAAAAGTACTACGAAAAAAATAAAAGGCATATTTTCACCAATTACAGAAACTTTTGAAAAACTTGTCGGAAAACCCGGGTCTAAAGAAGGAGGAATTTTTAATACAAAAGATTTAAATAAAGCTACAAACTCTTTCGTTGACTTTTTTGGAGACTCTTTAATTAAAGCATTTAAAGATGACAGTGACCTTTTAGAAGTTCAAGACACTTTTTCTTTAAAAACAATAAGAGCTATACAAGGCGGCCTTAAACCCGGTGGCTCAGTTGCGTCAAAGTTGATGGAAGCTTCTGGAGAACTTATAGGAAAGTTCTTGAAAGGATTTGCGGCGATTGGCCCGGGCATTATTAAGTTTGTAGGTAAAGGCTTTAGAGATTTGGTTGCTTGGCTACAAGGGTATGGCGGAGAAAAAAACAGTGTATCAACTATGTTTACAAGCTTTTTCAAACTTGGAAAAACTGATGTTGAAGCAATTAGAAATACTTTTAAAACGTTATTTGAAGAACTTAAAAAGTCAAGTGGTCCTTTTATGAGTTTTTTCGTATGGGTTAATAAAAAAGTGCTAGGTATGGCTTTTGATATTGCTGGTGAGGTCGGAGAAATTCTTAACGAAAGACTAAATCCATTTGAAGGCATGAGTAAAAGTAACGCAGAACTTAAAGAAGTAGGTTTTAATAGAGCTAAAAAGCTTTATAGAGGCGCAGTTTCTGCTCAAGATATAAGAGATATGGTTGCATCAAAAGACTTCCGAGGAGGATCGGGAGATCAAAATCAAATGAGAGCACAAGGTATGCTGCAATACATGCGTGAAGCATTTAAAAAACAGCAGTCTGATTCTAATAAGGAAATACTTAACGCTAAAGCTGAGCTTAGAAGTAAAAATAAAAGAATAAAATATGTTCATAGACTAGACGTCGATAAAGCTCTTGAATCTTCCTCTTCTGACCAGGATGTAACGTCTAACCAAATAGGAAGAGCAATGTTGCAACAACTTGACATGATTGCTGAAAACAATAAAAACAATAAAAACAATACAACAATTCAAGTTAGGCAAGCAAATGATTTTCTTTCAGACTTGTTAGGAGGAGGTAAAGCTTTGTTGCAAGGAGGTCTTAATGGCTTTGACATGACTTTGTTTAATCCTGCAGACCAAATAATGGCAGGAATGAGTGGTGGGCCTATTGATGCTGCAATAAGATATAGTGGAGATATGGCTGCAGAAGTTTATAGTTTAATCGCAGGAATGGTTTCTCCTGCTGCTAGTGGTAATACACAAGGTGCTGGTCAAGTTAAACACGTTGACAAAATAGAACTTTCTGTTAATCTGGATGGAGAAATGATTGCAAAGCAGTGTGTTAAAGCAAACATAGTAGCTTTTGCAAAGGATAGAAATCTTGGCGGTTCATACGATACACTAGGAGACGGCACAACAAGAAACTCTTCTTCCGGTTCTACAGAAGACGCTTCATATTAAAATAAAGGAATATATATGTTTGAAAAAGTTAAAAAATTAGATTTTAAAAAAAATGAGAGCACAAAAGAAATAGTTTCTGGCCTAGCAACTTTATATATGGAACTTTTTAAAATGTCAAAAGAAGATGCTGAAAGTCTTGTTGAGAAAAAAATGAATTATTTTAAAGATGACTTTATAGAAAAAGTTGAAAGTGCAAAACAATATGATTTTAATAAAAATCATAAAAGCTATGAAGAAGTTAACACTGAAGACTATTTAACAGGTAAAACTGTAATTAAGGGTTAATTATGGCAACCAAATATATCTTAGATCCTAGCGGAAAGATTTTAAAAAAAGACGACACAGATGGAAATTCTTTAGAAGACGCTTACAACGTTAGTAAAGATTATCTTTCTAGACAAAAGAATTACAAAGAAAGCATTAGCTTAGCTGACGTTAAGTTAGGCTTTAATGTTTTACCACTTGGTGGTATAGCAGCTGCACTTACAGATGTAAATATTACAGACGAACAAAAAGCTACTTTGAAAACCGACAGTATTTTTCCTGAAAATATTTTTGGAAGTTTAGTTAATAGCTCGTTTGGTTTTGATAACGACAGCCCACTAAAAAATTATACTTCGTTTGATAGCTTTAATGGTGATTTTCAAACCTCTTCAGTTTTTGCAGACGAATTAGAAATACTTGCTGGATATGATTTTAATTCATTAGGCTTTATTTCAGCTAAAGGCGCAGACTTAACTGCTCTTTTCTTTGTTACTCAATATCTAATTAACACAATTGTTTATATAATTGTTGCAAATGAAATTTACAATTTTTTCATAACAGACAATATTAGTGGTGTAAATAGTGATAAATTTACAAACTTTGAAAGATTTTTTTCAGACCACTTAGGATTAAGATTTTTTGGATTTGATGAAATGACTTTGACACAAGTTATTGTTAGTTTTATACACGGGTTTGATTTATTTTTAAACACAGATCCAAAAAACGTTAACTGGCTTAAAAAAAATCCAATGGCAACTAAGGAGAGTCCATTTGACTCAGCTGTGCAACAATTTGTTCGAACAGTCTTAAGCTTTTCTAAACAAGGTTATAATAGACTTAATATGCTTATAAGAAAATTTCAAATGCAGTCTTATTGGCACACAAATATACTTTATAAGGCTAAAACTACAGAAAGTGATTACATTGGAAGAAACTCTATATCTCAAGAGAATCCTATTGATAAATTTTTTGTTGAGTTTAGTAGATATTATTTTAAGTTTATTATAGAAAGAGTACAAATTGGAAAGATAAGTGCCGGATATAGATCTTTTAAAAGTTTGCAAGGAGAAAACGTATTTACCATTTTTGCAGATCAGAATTCTGCTAATTTTGGCTTGCTTAGTAATACCAACAGATATTCAGCAAATAAAAGATCAGTTTTTTATACAAATGGTCTTTCAACTTTAAAAGACCCACAAGGCTTTTATGACTATGGTGATTTAAAATTTAAAGATGGTTACGGTAAAGGTGGAGAAAAAGAGTTATATGTTGACAAAGCCCGGTCAAGTGACGCTGAGACTAAAATCGTTTCTGACATATCTTCGTCAACGTTACAACAACTTATAAAATACGATTTCGAGTTATTAACAACTAATAGAGAAGACTTTAAAAAATATAAATACAAAGGTGCTGCATCTCAAAACAAAAGATTTAGTAAAAAGTTAAAAGATCAAATAGAAAAAGCTTTTAATAGAGAAATGGCACCTTTTTATTTTCATGATCTTAGAACAAATGAAATGCTTTCTTTTCATGCTTTTATAGACAATATCTCAGATAGCTTCCAACCTCAGTATAGTCCAATTACTGGTTTTGGTAGAATTGATGATGCACAGCATTATACAAAAACAACACGAAGTATTAGCGTATCTTTCTCTCTTGTTACAATGAACGAAGAAGACTTTGCTTTAATGTGGCAGCAAATTAACAAACTAGTGACTTTAGTTTATCCACAATGGTCAGACGGTCTGCCAGCAAATACAGGAGATTTTAAAGAAAATAGAAGTTTTAGATTTCCTTTTACGCAAGTTCCAACAGCTTCACCTTTAATAAGACTTAAAGTCGGCGATCTTATACGCTCAAACTATACTGAGTATGACATGAAAAAACTCTATTCAAAAGGAATTAAAAACAAATTTAACAAAGTATTTAAAAAAGAATTACTTGTTAGAGAAGGCGAAGTAAGCTTTAACATTACTAAAGATTTTGATAAGTCAAAGTTTTTTTATGTTTTCAATGATGATAGTGAGAATATATATAATTCTGACATGTCAACAATTTCAGGTGACTTAAGTATGTTTTTGAATAAGGGTTTAAGTTCCAGAGGCGTGAGTGATTTTTATCTTTCGGGAAGTAACCAAGAAAATTCTTTGGAAGTTACTAATCCAAAAAAAATGTATACATTCAAAGACAAATTTAAGGTAAAAACCTTTATTTCCCAGGGTAATAAAAGCTTTAGACAAAAGTATTATATATTTAAAATTAAAGAAATTAATAACGGAAATGCTTTTTTAATACACGAAAATGAAATAACTAGTGTTAGACAGGCAGTATATAAAAATGTCTATGATTTAGCAGAAGACTCTGACGAGAGAAAACTAGAAAGCGTTTTTCCTGCACATTTAAATAGTGACAAAAGAATTAACAATCCTTATCAAAAAGCATTTGAGTCGACTCAAGGCTTGGGTCTTGCTGGATTTATAACTTCTTTAAGCATAGATACAAACAACCAACTTTGGGAAACAACAAATGTTGAAGGACGATTTGAGGGAGATGTTTCATTGCCAATGGGTGCCAAAATAACAGTACAATTTGCACCTATTCACGATATACCACCGGGGATTGATGCAACAGGTGTTAATCGTGCAGAAATATATAGAGATGTTATCACTGACATGAAAGAAAGAAGCTAGTTCATGGAAAAGTATAAATTAGTTAATGACACTGAAGTCAATATTTCACCTTATATATACAAATCTGTTAACAACGAAGAGATAGATTATGATTTAGTTATTACGCAAAGTGGTAAACGACTAGATCACTATGCATATGATTACTATGAAGATGGATCTTTGTGGTGGATAATTGCTGCAGCTAGTGGTGTAGGTTGGTGGTTACAAGTGCCTGAAGGTGTTGTTTTAAAGATACCTTTAAACTTAAGTGATATAGAACAAATAAAGGATAGTATTTAAAATGTCAACTGGGTTAATTCCAAAAAAATCAATTTACAGTAATGTAAGTGATTCAACTAATTACGGAAAAGTGCATAAAGTAATTGATGACTCAGGCTTAATAAACTATTTGCAGCTTGTTACAAACGAAGAAATACTTTTCGAAACAAATAGTAAAAAAATTAACAAGAAGCTTGATCAAAAACAGTTTTATACATTTATTTCAAATCTTTTTCAATCCTTAACAAACACTGGATATACTACTTACGAAATAGTTACATTTATTAGTCAAACAATTAATACTCAACTTAAGTCTGTAAAACCAGAAGTAATTGATTATCTTAAAAAGTCAATAATGATTTATCACTCTAATTATGAAGGAAAGCTTGACGGCCGAAATTATAGTGTCGCAAAAAACTTTTTATTTAACCACGTAAAGTCTAACTTAGGTGCTTATACATCTGCTACTGGGGCAAGCCTGCTCTCAAAAAAACCAGCTTATAAAAGAGACCTCAAGACTCTCTCAGCGTTTGCAAATTTTAATGCAGCAAATGCTGCTCTTGTAAATACAACTACTACAACAGGTAAAGCAATAGAAAAATCTATTGCTCAGAGTTTTAAGGCAAGTTCTTTTAATAAAAACATAAAAAATCCATCCAAGACCAAAACTTCTGTTTCAAGTATTTTAGTGACAAATCCAGACATGAAAGTTGGCACCCAAAATGCGCTAGAGCTTTCTGCCTTTTTTAATTCTATGAATAGCATAGAGTTGAGTAAAGCTTATCCTTTTCTTGATGCCACTTTTGTCTTGCCAAACATATCAGACAAAGGGTCTCCTCAAGATTCTCATGCAAAGCTAAGAACATCAACCATGAATCAATTTCTTTTTGGGACAAGAAATTCTGGTGAAGTTACGAGTAATTACACAAGCTTCGAAGGAGATCACCTCGGTAAAAATAGAATTAGAACAAATCTATCTTTATTTAGCACGCCTCAATCTATAGTCAATATGAATGAGCCTATAGGGCATGCACAAAATCATAAAGTAAAAAATAGACTAACAACAGTACACGATCCTGCAAAGCCTTTTATGACGCTTAAAAACTTTAGCATAAATGCAGCGCCAACAAAAGGATTAATGTCCTATAAAACTGGAAAGCTAAGTCTAGTTTTACATGATAGAACAAGAATGAATGACATCGCACCTTTTGTAAAGCCTGATTTGTTCGGTGTTTTTGGCGCTGAACTTGTTTTGGAATACGGCTGGATTAATTCTGACGTCGATAATAAAAACAATCCACTTAGTTACTTTTTAGGCAATTCAAGAGTTACAGAAAAGTATATGATTGTTAATTCTTCTATGAGTATAGACAACTCTGGTCTTGTCAACATTGATCTTTCTATAGCAATGAAAGGTCCTTATGAGTTTAAAGCTCAGCAAATAGAAACATCAATTGCCAATAGAATAACTATAAAAGAAATTTCTAACTACTTTAATTTAATAAGACATAATAGAAAAATACTAGTAAAGTCGTCATCAATAGACAATTCAGAAAAATTAGACACAATATCTAATGCTATTCTTAATAACTTTACAGATATATTTAGTAGCACACAAAGAATTTCTGAGTCTAGTATTGAAAACATAAGAGTATTTATTGATAACTGGTCTTTTTTTCAAGAAGACAGCACTTTTATTATAGATGATCAAAAAAAAATCGATCTTAATGGATTTGGTAATAATAATTTTCCTAAAATAATGGGTTTGTTAGGATTGACCGGATCAAAGGGTATTTTACAATTAAACGATGATTACGACGTGTCAGCTCTAACTAGGTCTTTTGAAGAAGTAAAGGAGTCTTTTTCGAATATAATACAAACATTAAAAAAAGTAGTAGATCAAGATGCTGAAGAAGAAGAGCGAGAAAAAGAAATAATACAAAGTGTTGTAGGCGGATATGGACTAATCGACCCTTTTTTTCCAATTGATTTACCAGAAAACGTAGAAAGCGAAGGTGACTATGTTTCTTTAGGCACTATAATCAATACAATAGTGCAAGGATATGTCGCAAACTCTGGAAACTTTGATGAAGTTCAAACTATTTTTTATAATACAAATGAGTTTTGTGGTGCAATGTCTTGTTACAATATTGCGACTCTTTTAGTATCAAAGTTTGAACTCAAAGAATTGCTTTTAGGTATATTTAGCAAGAGAACAGTAATCACTCCAGAGTCATTAATAACACAAATAATATTAAGGTGCATTCAGCATAAAGACAATCCTTCTTACGGATTAAAAGATCTTTACGAAGAAAGAGAAAGTGTTTTTGACCCTGTTAAACCGAAAGACGCACAAGATGAATCTCAAAGATATCAACTTAAGCTAGCTAGAAAGTTGCATGAAATTTATTACCCAGATGAGCCTTATAACAAAGAAAATGATGTTAAGTTTATTATACCACAAATTAGTATGAATTTTGATTGCCTTACAGAGAAAAAACATTCTAATTTTGAAAGAACAGTATTAAGAATATCTATTTATGACAGAACTGAAATACCTTTTGCATCTTCAGCTAATATTTTAGAGCAGATATATGGCGAAAACTTGTTAAAACCTATTAATTTACTTGCAAAAACTAGAAAAGATTTAAAGTCAGGAAAAGGAACAAGAAAAAGTTACATTGAAAATGCAAAAAAAGAAATACAAAAGCTCGAAAAAGAAGGAATTCTCCTAAAAAAAGGCAAAAAATATTTTATTAATCACGAAAATATTTCAAAAAACAGCAAACTGTCGTCTAGCTTTATAGGTAATACAAAAGATTTTTACAAGCAGATATATCCTTCTTTAACATTTGGTACACAAAATACGGCATTAATAAGCGCAAATGTTTCAACCATAAACGAAAACAAATTGCAAACAATATTTCTTACAAGACCAGATAGAAATAATCAAAACGAGATAAACAATAGAGTAAATGCTGATCTTCCGTTAAGAATATTACCTACTCAAGCAAGCGTTGAAATAGTAGGCTGCCCATGGATTAACTTTGGACAAAGTATTTTTCTTGATTTTGAAACAGGCACAACAATTGACAACAAGTATGTAGTAACTGGAATTACGCATAATCTTTCTCCTGGTAAGTTTACTACAAGTCTAAAGCTTTCTTATGGTGACAATTACGGACAGTTTGAATCTTCTGCAGACTTAATAGATAAACTACTCAAAGAAACAGGAGGTGAAGGTCTTGAGGTATTTAGTAGCAATGCAGAAGAAACTTTGACTGAAAGTGATTTTGGTGTTCCAATTAATGCAATACCTATAAGAAAAACGTGGAAGTCTGATCTTGCCGGCACAGGATTTATCAATACAGCACTTATAGCTCTAGACGCAAAATCGATAGAAGTACCTATATATTCTGACATTATCACCCAGTTTAGAAGTATTTTCTGTTTTTTGATTTACAACAATAGCTTTTTAGAAAAATTAGTAAAATCTGCTGATATTTTAAAAGAAATGAAAAGTTTTGACACAAAAAACAATAAACGCAACTTTAGTTTTACAAAAGCTTCAAAATCTAAACCTGATAAAGGTAAAAATCTTTCAAGCGTAATTAGTTATTATTTAAATACTTTTAGAGAGAGAAGTATTTTTTTTAAAGTAATTGAAGATAAACACTTGAAATCTCCTGTTAAATTTACTTTAGCTTCTGATCAAAACAATATAATAACTGAAGCTGGTAAGTACCCTTTTGTTCAAACAAAATCATTAAATTGCAAAGTCAATCCTAAGTACAAACCTAGCTTTTTCATAGAAGATTCAGAAAGTTTAAATACAGGTTTAGACTTTTTTATTGATATTTCAAAGTCTAGTTTTCATATTGATAAATTTAAAGAAATAAAACCAGTAATACAAAAACAACTAAACGGAGAAGACATTGTTTCTCTAATAAACACAATTGATAAAAAGTCTGTATGGCTTGAAGTAGAAGCTACAACAAAAATTATTAATGACTCACCAAGATCTAAGGCAGAAGATGCACCTGATGAATTTGAAGAAATTGCATCTGATAATGATAATTTTTATTATTCAAAGATTAAAACAAAAAATTTTACAAAAGAACTGTTTGACAAAAAAGAAAGTTCATATTTTAAAATATTTTATAAAACAAAAAACCAGTTTATGGTTGAAAGCAGAAATATCGTAAAAAACATCGGAAGCGAATTGATCAATAAAGTTGAAATTAAATTTGATAAAAATATAAAAAATATAAATGATGGTCAACTTTTTGACATGAATCTTTCTTTAAATACAGACGAAGAAGAGATAATTATTATCTTAAATACTTATTTTAGTGATGAGCGCAATATAGCTAAGTTATTTAAAGTAAAGGACGAAGTAATGAATGAAGGTTTTGTTTGTAAAGTTCCAGTGCTAACATTATATACGAATTTTTTCAAATTAGACTTTAACAAAAAAGATGAAAATATAATAGAAAATGTAGTAAATGACAAAGGAGAAATTATAGCGCATAAAAAAGAATATACATATTCTTTGTCGTTAAGAGAATTTATAAATCAGTTTAAAGAAATAGAATATTCTTCGGAGTTTTACAAGTAACATGGCAAATATAGATCAAAACAAAATAAAATCAATAATAGAAACACTTGCACGCACATACTTGACTGATTCTACGCCACAAATAAGTCTACCTCTTCCTCGCGCAGCAAGCGCTCCTGTTGACGTCAAAGAAATTGACGACAAAGCTTTGGCTGGTCTTAGTTTAAACTTAAGAGTTGTTAAAGGCCCATCAAAAAAATTGTCTGCAATTAAAGCGTCACGATCAAGTCAAAGATATTATTATTCAAGTG